TCTGCAGTCCGGGCGAGGCCGGCTTCGAGGCGATCAAGACGGCTTTCTTGAGCGGCGGCTCGATCCGTCTGGCCGTGCTGACCGGCGAGAAAACCACGTCGGGCACGGAGGGGCTGCTGGGCGATTTCTCGATCACCAACTTCTCGCGCAACGAACCGCTCGAAGAGGGCGTCACGGTGAGTGTCACCGCGAAGCTGACCGAGTTCGACCAATGGGTGGAGGTGGCCTGAGGCGGCAGGGCCGCCAGCCAGTAGGTGCTGCCGCACCGCCGACACCTTCCCGCTCCCGTTGGTCGCTCTACTTTGTCGAGGCAGACACCTTTTCACGCGAGGTAACACATACCATGAAAGCATTTACCGACAGGGCTGGCCGATCTTGGACCATCACGCTGACACTCGGCACGGCGATGAGCGTGAAAGAGAAACTCGGCGTCGACCTGCTTCAGCCCGAGGCGGGCGACCCGCCGCTTCTGACGCGACTGGGCACCGACGAGATGCTCTTGGGCAAAGTGCTCTGCGCGATGCTCCAGCAGCAATTCGACGCCCACGGCGTCACGGCCGAGGAGGTCCGCGACGGCTTCGACGGCCAGACCCTCTTGGCTGCCCAAAAGGCCTTCTACGAGGAACTGATCGATTTTTTCCGCAGTCGCGGCCGCACGGATCGGGCCACCGCGGTCGCCAAGCAGCGGAAGATGATCGACGCGGCGGTGACGGCGGTGGAGACGCGGATCGACGCGATCGACGTCGAGCAGACGATAGCTGGGGCCATGTCTGGCGAATCGCCGGAAGCCTCGGCATCGACCCCCGACCCTTGACGCTTCGGCAGCTTTTGTGGATGGCCGAGGGCCGCCATGAGAATCTCTGGATGCTTGCCTCGGCCGTGATGGCGCTTTTGGCCAACTGCCACCGTGACCCCAAAAAACGGGCCTTCACGCCCGATGACTTCAACCCGATGGTCCATCGGACCGGGCGGGCCGACGCGATCCGCGTCACGCCCGAAAACGTCGGCGATCTGCGCGAGGCGTTTGTCGCAATCGCTCAAACCTGAGGCCCTTTGATGCCAGTATCATCGACCGCAATTCGAGCCGGACGGGCGTTCGTCGAGCTATTTGCCGACGACACGAAGCTGGTGCGCGGATTGCGTCGGGCCGAGGCTAAGGTTCGGGCGTTCGGCGAGCGGCTCAAGAACATCGGCCGGCGGATGATGGGGCTGGGACTGATGGCCGCCACGCCGTTGGCACTCGCCACGAAGGTCTTCGCTGGCTTTGACGACCAGATGCGGGCCGTCCAGGCGGTGAGCGGCGCGACCGGCAAAGAGTTCGACATGCTCAACGAGAAGGCCAAGCACCTTGGTCGTACCACGTCGTTCTCAGCGGCCCAGGTTGCGGCCGGCATGCTCGAACTGGGTCGGGCAGGCTTCTCGCCGAAGCAGATTGACGCCGCCATCGCCTCGGTGCTCGATCTCTCTCGGGCGACCGGAACCGAACTGCCCGAGGCGTCGAACATCGCGGCCAACACGCTCCGTTCGTTCTCCTTGGAAGCCGACCAGATGGGACGCGTGGCCGATGTGATGACGGCGACGGCCAACAACTCTGCTCAGACGTTGACCGACCTGGGCGAGGCGATGAAGTACACCGCGCCGGTCGCGGCCGAGTACGGGCTCACGCTCGAAGAGACCGCCAAGACACTCGGCGCGCTGGCCAACTTCGGGATCAAAGGGTCGATGGCCGGCACCACCATGAAGAATATCCTGCTGCGGCTGGCCGATCCGGCGATCCGCAGCCAGGTCGAAGCGCTCGGCGTCACGGTCACAGACGCGGGCGGCAACCTCCGCAACGTCTCCGATATCCTCCGCGACGTGGGTCGGGCGGTCGAGGGAATGCCGAATGCCAAGCGACTGGCCATCTTCAACGAGATATTCGGCATGCGGGCCATCGCCGGCGGGGCCAAGCTGACAGCCGCCGAGTTCGATCGGCTGAACAACGCCATCGACCGTGCGACCGGTACGGCCGCCAAGACGGCCAAGGTGATGGACAGTGGTATCGGCGGCGCTTTTCGGCGGTTGTATTCCGCCGTCGAGGGGATCGCTATCGCCATTGGCGACGCCCTGGCCAAGCCGCTTTCCGACATGGCCGCATGGCTCGGCAAGGCGGCCGGTTCGATCACCGAGTGGATCAAGAACCACAAGCAACTTGTCGTCACGGCAATGAAGGTCATTCTCCTCGTGATGGGGGTCGGGGCGGCGCTGATGGCCCTGGGATTCACATTCAGCGCGCTGGCGACGGCAATCGGCGGGATCATCTCGGTCGTCACGGCCGCGATCGCCGTCTTCAAGATCATCGCCGCCGTGATTGCATTTCTCGTCTCGCCGGTCGGACTGGCGATTGCCGCCATTGCCGCGTTGGGCGCCTACATCCTCTACGCGACCGGGATCGCCGGCAAAGCGATCGCCTGGCTGGGCGAGAAGTTCGCTGTGCTCAAGGACGACGCGCTGAATGCATACCAGGGCATCGCCGACGCACTTGCTGCCGGCGACATCTCTCTGGCGGTCAAAATCCTCTGGTTGACGATCAAGATGGAGTGGACCCGCGGAGTCAACTACCTCGAAAAGGCGTGGCTGAACTTCCGCAACTTCTTCATCCGCATCGGCTACGACGCTTGGCACGGTCTTCTGGCCGTGGTCGAAACGGTCTGGCACGCCCTGGAGGTCGGCTGGATCGAGACGACGGCGTTTTTCTCAAAAGCCTGGTCGTCTTTCACCGGCTTCTTCGCCAAAACCTGGGAGCGGATCAAGTCCGGCGCCAAGAAGGCGTGGAACTGGATCAAGAGCCTGTTCGACGATTCGGTCGATTTGGAGGCGGAGAACAAGCTCGTTGAGAAGGAGAAGCAGGCCGCGCTCAGTCGGATCGACGACGAGCAGCAGCGGAAGATCGCCGAGCGCGAGGCGCGGCGGCAGGCCGACCGCCAGCGAGCGGGCGCGCTACACGAAGCCACCCTGGCCCAGATCGGCCAGCAGAACCTCGATGCCCACCAAGCACTCGACGACGAGTATGCGGGGAAGATGGCCGAGAACGAGGCCGACTTGGCCGCCGCACGTAAAGAGTGGCAAGACGCCCTGGCCGAAGCAAAGGCCAAGCGGAAGGCATCGGAGAAAGACAAGGGCCCGGACGGTCTTGAAGGACCGGATGCGATCATCGCCAAGGCCCAAGAGGCCGTCTCCGGTCTGGGCTCGCTGGGCGGCGTCAGCGGGGCAATCGAGGTCCAAAGCACGTTCAACGCCATGGCCGCCGCCCGCGGGATGGGCTCCGGCGGCCCGGTCGACAAGATCAAGGACCGCGTCGCCGAGATCGATCGCAACATCGGTCTTCTGGTCCAGGAAGCCAAGAAGGGCGGGATTCAGTTCGCGTAAGGGCCGATCAGCGTATGGCAATCACCATCGACGAAAAACCGACCAGTCGCAGCGCTACCGAGGGCGTCGATAACAGTGCGTCGGCAACGCTCGAATACATCGTGCAGGGCACGGACGACGATTCGGCCGTCCACGCCCTGGTCCAGGCGACGATCCCGGCCTTCTATCGCGGGCTCTCCTATCAGACCTACAGCATTGACCCGGTCCACGTCGACGAGTCCGATGCGATCGGCTACTGGGACATCTCGGCCCAGTACGGCGTGAAGGACCCGAAAGAGTCGACCTACACGTTCGACACGGGCGGTGGTACGCAACACATCACGCAGTCGCTGGTGACCAAGGGCAGCTATCCCGCGCCGGGTTTTGTTGCACCCGACTTCGGCGGTGCAATCGGGGTAACGCATGAAGATGTCGAGGGCGTCGACATCACCGTGCCGGTCTACAACTTCAGCGAAACCCATTACATCGATGACGCTCTGGTCACGGACGCCTACAAGGGCACGCTCTTCCTGCTGACCGGCAAGACCAATCAAGTGGCGTTTCGCAACTTCGCCGCCGGCGAGGTTCTCTTCCTCGGCGCCTCCGGTACAAAGCGGGGCAAGGACGATTGGGAGATCACCTACAAGTTCGCCGCGTCACCGAACGTGGTCAACCTGCAGATCGGTCCGATCACCGTCGCCTCGAAACGCGGCTGGGAACTGCTGTGGGTTCGCTATACGGACGTCGAAGACGCGACCGCCAAGATGCTCGTCAAACGCCCGGTCGCGGCCTACGTCGAGAAGGTCTACGAAGAGGGTGACTTTTCGGGATTGGGGATTTCTTGATGGATGCTACCGCACCGAGGCAGGAACCCGCTTCGCTGATGCACAAGTCAATTCAGACGGATATCTGAAGTCAACCAAATGGACCATCTCCGCAAAGTACAGTCCGGGCAGAAGCTTGAAATCCCGGCAGCGACGTTCAACTCGTTCGTCGACGCGGCGCGGGATTTCAAGGACCGCCAGCGTGACAAGCAATCGAAGCCCGAGCCGTACTTCCCCGACTCGGGGATCATCCTGGTCGCCAACCAATCGGGCGAGGATCGCAATCGGTTCGATGTCCTGGGTGTGACAGAACCGATCAT